AGAAGAGTTGCCGCCTTGGATCAATTCGATAGCGAATACTTGACCGTCTGCAGCGTCTTCTAGAGCATAACCCATTGTGATTGCTGTTGCAGATGAAGACGTAGTAAGTTCTACAGCATCACCTGATGTATCTGTTACAACTGCGTCACCAGCAGTAATAGCACCGCCAGCAGTGACCATTGTTTTACCAGAGACAACAACAGTTGCTTCTGAACCTGAAGCTGGATCGTTGATTAAAACACCAATGCAGTTCTCTGCATCAGCATCAGCTAGATCAACCTGTCCATCTGCTTCAAGAGTTACGAATTTGAACTGAGAAGATGATAGGTCTTCACCAGCAATAAATGTGCGTGTATCACGCGATTCTTGTACAGCCATGATTACTCATCCTTTTCATAAGTTTTGGCGATCAGGGCTTTGCCCTCTGCTGTTTTCGCCACGGCATCGAAGGCAGCGTACTTGTTCACACCGTGCGCAGTGGCGTGTTCCTCTACCATCTTGTCCAGTTTAGCTTGTGGGTCTAGCATGTCAGCATCGACTGCTTTCTCACCCACTTCATCCATTGCAGCAGCGAAGGCAGCGTCTGCGCCTTTCAGTGCTTCCAATACTTTCTCGTCGCCTTTTACAACGTCTAGCAACTGCATAGCTACTTCTACGTCAAAGTGTGGCAACTCAGCTTCTGCAGACTTGCGTAGTTCTGCTTGACGCTTCTCTACTTTAGCTGCTTCAAGAGCTTTCAAGACTGGAGCAGGGATGTCTGACTTAGCGACAGATACACCTTCTACTTCGATCATCTCTACTTCTTCTTTCTTTTCCACTGACTCAGCTTTGATTACAAAGCCATTCTCAATCAACGACTTGCGTAGACGCTCGTTGTCTAGCTTAAGTGTGTCGATCTCAGCTTGCATGATGTCTTGTTCATCAACATCTGCAACGTCATCAGACTTCTTCATGTCTTCTTCAGCCATCTTCATAGCTTCGTTGTAAGACATACCTTTATCCATGTTCTCACGGATTTTGGCACGAACAGCAGGTGGAAGATTGTCTAGGTTCTTTTCCTGCTCTTCTGTCATCTTGTATGCTTTTTCCATATCATCCTCGTTGGAATCTCGCTTGAATAGGGCAACCTTGGCTTGCGCATTTGCTGGGCGATCGACCAGAGATAGCTCATCAAGCTCTAGTTGTTTAAGAAGGTTCATTTAACTTCTCCTTAATCGCACGACCGCCAATGCTGAAGGCCGCAAGTTCACCAGATTTGACCATCTTCCAGACATCTTCGTCGTAGACTTTATAGGCTACAACCCATCCTTCACGGTCACTCTGTATGCCAAGGCTGTCACCAATTTCTTTAGTGATAGGTAGAGAGTGGATAACCATCCCTGTCTGTTCGCCTGTGTGCATTGTTTTACCGACACGTACATTCTCCATGAAGTCATTCACGGCTTTAACGAGTGTGTCAGCTTCGATTACGTCACCCTGACGGTCAACTACACGTTCACCTTTCTCAGTAATGACGGAGGCCCATCCATAGACAATACGCTGTTCGTCGTCTGCCTTAAGGATTTTGCCTTCGATATCCATTTTAGTTAAATCAGTCACAGATGTGCCTTTCTCCCACATACGGCACGACCAGTAACGTGCTGTAGTCTTATCTGATGCGGTATCGCATGAGTGACGACTACGGAAGTTCGCTCGTGCCTTTGGGTCGTCTCGACGGATTTCCATATTAGGATCACCAAAGGTAACCTTAACAGTGCGGTCTCCGTCCTTTACATATACGCCAAACTTCTTGCTTGAACCTGAAGGGAGGCGAAATGGTTTGTTAAGGGGCTTGTCTGCTTTGTCTACATACACTGCATCTTCGTTCAGACGCTCTACCTTAGAAATCTCATCAATGACTGCAGTTAGGATACGTGCTAGTAAAGGCTTCTGCTCTTCCTGTGGCTTTTCCTTGATACCTGCAATCTGGCGGTAGTAGTCTACATACTCTTCATGAGTTTTAGCTGGCATGTAGTAGACATTAGCGCCTACCTCATGAGTGTGTATGTCACCGTTAAAACCCATCATCATAGAGCGGCTGTAGGCTTCAGCAGGGGTAGTAAACACGTCATCGTCCATACGACGCTTTAGTGTTTCCTCTAAGCTCTTCTTAGTGCTACTTGGGTGATTAGAGGGAAGTAAGTCTTTATCATGTGTCGCAGACTTAGACCCACTAACAATCCGTAAGAAGCTATTAACGCGAGCCATAGCCCATTGTTCAGGGGACTTAACATTAGGGCGAACAGAACTAGGATTCGTACGATAGGCTCCAACACCACGATTGTATACCTGCTGAAGCATACGTGTCGTAACTTTGCGCTTAGACTTTGCATTATGCTCTTTAACTTTTGCTGCTAGACCTTTAGCCATTAGAGTACTTTCGCTATGTAGCCTTTGAAGATTCCAAAGACAACGAGGTTATTAGTTTCTGTCTCACAACGAATACGGATGTCTGCATTCTTTGGGACAATAAGAGGTGGGTCTAAGGTGATATCTGCAGGACCCCCATTGGTCGATGCTGTAAAACAACCTGCTTGACGAAACACTTTACCTGTTTGTCTAACTTCAGGGTAGAAGTCTACAGAACCTGATTGCTTAGCACTAACTGATCCGTAAAAACCTGTGCATATAAAGTAGTCACTATCACTAAAGGTAGTCGCTGCCTTAAAGGACTGCTGGAACCCTGCAGGAATATCAATGTGTATCTTAGTAGCGTCTGTAGGTACACCACCTGACAGTGTAGCATTCTCGTAAACTACAACTCGACCTACAAGCTCTGTGTTGTCACTGTTGTACATACGAGAGACACGAGCAATATCTGTATCTAAGGCAACTGCACTTTGACCATTGAGGGTTACTGTCTGAATAACGAAAGTAAACTCACCGTTACTTACTGTGTGCCCCTCGATAGTAACATCTTGTGTATCAGAGGCAGAGGAAGAAGACACGTAGGAAATAGTGTTGTCTGTAACGTACACCTCGTCATCACCACAAGTCCAAACTGTCTCTAACCCATCTGTGCCTAATTGTGCAGAACGACCGAACTTGATAAGAGACTTAGCCTTACGATCAATAGAGACCTTATCTCCGTAGGTCCGCTGTATCTCACGCTCACCTTGAACCAGTCTTCCGTCTGGTACTTCGTAAGCTCGTCTACCCCAACCACCAATCATCTGTTCTATTTCCTGTGTCTCTTGTGCTAGTATCTCTTCTTCATCAACTGGGAAGGATGCTCGATCTACATCTAGTATACCTGTCAGAAGTGAGTTAGCGGAGAGGTCATGTTCCTGTGTTAGTGTAGAGGAGCCTACAATCGGTCTGCCACTTGCGAAAGAAGGAGGCGCAAAGGTCTCATCTTCTATCATGGCTACACTAGATACAACAGGAGACCCTGAAAGTATGTCTAGTGCTGTTAGCGCATGTTCCTGATCTAGTTCTGCGGAACCTACGCTGAGAGCTTCTGTAAGGACGCTAGAGGGTACTAAGGAGTGTTCTTGAGTAAGAGTACCTTGGTTGACCTCTGATGTATCGCTTGTGAAGCTCGAAGGTGTTAGGTTATGTATATGAGAAAGAAGGGTGGTTTCTAGTGTAGGGTTACCAGTGACTATATTATTGGCGTCTGGTAATATTAAACCTTCTGTTGAACCATAGTCTTCTGAGGCTTGATTTGGAGCAGAAGCTACACTTCCCCAATTCTCACTCTCGGTAAAGGCATCACTGATAGAGCCATAGTCATCTCTGGGGAATCCATCTGCCATATCCCATGACCCTTACTTATGCAGGATCAGGGATACCGATAGTAAATGATCCTAGAGTAAATGTGTTACCGTTACTAACTACCTGACTGGCTGTAAGAGAGCCTGTTGCTAGTAGACGAGAGTTAGCCGTGTCTACAATAGAGTAGTGAGTCGCTGTGCCATCACCAGTTACAGAACCATCAGAGATAGCTGCTACAGTGACTTCACGACCACCACCTGAGCGATCAGTAGGAGCACCGATGGAAAGTGACGTAGAGTTACCAAGGGTGTAAGTACTTGTGGCCTCTGCGTAGGTAGTTACTTCCTGTGAGGTAATGTCGATACGGTTAGCCTCAGTGTCTAGTACCGTTAGGCCATTGTCAAATACTCTATCAGCTAGGCTCGCCATTCTCTACTACCTTCTTGGGTGGCAACTCTGCGTTAGCTAACAGAGCGTTTACAATATCTTCTTGATCGCTGAGGTCTATGTTAGCACCGTTTAAGTTCCGTAGGTAAGACCCTAGTTCACGTAGGTCATGAGGTGCTACGTCTCCTGCGCAAATCTTAGGCATCAGGTCGAAGTCAAGACCGTTCATGTGCCAAAGAGGTTCTACCAACTGCTTATTCAACACATCAAAGATAGAGTTGATGTAGGACTCCATAGACCGTAGGAATAAGTCAGTCTTACTTTTAGATAGCGCATAAGAGCCATTGGCTCCTGCACCCAGCATCAGAAATTCAGCCATAACACTGCGAGCAATATCATGCTGATAACGACCGACAATGGGGTTAATATCAATGTTTCGAGAGCCATTTGATGCGATAAGTTCGATGTCCACGATACGTTGATTAGTAGGCTTCCCATCAGCATCACGATAGACATCAGAAGGAAGAAGCGCATAACCTTGTTCATTAAACTTAAGATCGCGTAGAATCTTCTCCATCTGTGATCGTACAGATGCTTGATCAGCTGTAGCATCAGGGCTAAGGTACTCTGCAGCA